CTAACTACGATGCCAATCCCCGTTCGCGTCGCGCGTGCAGTGCTTGGCGATGATGTCGCTCACAATTCGCGCATCGGCACCCGCGAACGTTTCTGAAAATTCGATAGCAGCCGCGGCGATGAAGTCGCTTTCCGTGAGGAAAGGTACGCCCGCCTGGGCGGCGACGATGGCGTTCTTCGGCGCTTGTCGGATGGCCTTGACCAGTGCGCGTTCAGCTTTCTGAAACATGGTCGACTCCCTCGGTTGCGATGGAGCGATATTCCCGCCGCGGGCAACCCGCGTCAAGTCGAATTTCGACTAAGCCTTTGATTTTATTGTGAATTTGTTGACAATACCGACGCGGTTGGTACTGTCAACAATCACCCAAACACCTGTTGGTTTTGAAAATTCTAGGTTGCGCTTACCAATTTGCTCCCGCATCGTTTCTTCATTGCAATTGGGTGATTGAGCAAGCAAATGACAGCCTTTTTAGATTTTTTGGATCGGTACAAGGACGCACTACTTCTTCTGTTTACAATCGGGCTCGTTGTAGCGACCTACTTTTTGTATTTGGCGACGCGCGATTTGGTCAAAGGCGCAGACGCCAACGCCGAAAAGCAGCTGCGAGCTTATGTGGTTTTGGTTTCCGGTTATGTGCAAATTCGAAACCTAACGAAGGGCGGGCAAGGCGTCGAAGTCATCGTAGAACTTAAGAACACTGGCCAGACTCCGGCTTACGATTTCACGACATGGATTAAACCACCACAAATTCTGGACCCAAGTGCCACGCCTTTCGATGCGGCCACGCCAATTGATAAGCGAACCGGCGCCTCGATAATCGGTCCTGGTGCAAACGCACAATTAAAATGGGTCATTCCCGCTTCTCCAACGGAGGTGGCGGAGATCGCGTCAAATACCAAACGAGTTTTCGTTTGGGGTGGCGCCGACTATCGAGACATATTTAACAAGCGCCGTTTCTTCAAATTTCGCGATACAAATGCTCTTTTCTACGTTTCTGGAGAAACCGTTAACCTCCAGCCTCATCCGAGCGGATACGAGGCAAACTAATCGCCTGGACACTGTATCGTTCGCAAAGGAGCAAAGGGAACAATGATCGCAGACCTGAACAGGGCATTACACCAAGTAAATGAGATCGCCCGAAAGAGAAACAATATCGGGTTCACTGCCGTCTAGTCACCCAAACACCGCATCGAAGAGCGCAGGCGACATCTTCCGCACTGGCTGCTCTTGCTTCTGCCCGCCCTCACCCGACGCCTTGAGAAATGCCCGATCGAGCGTGCGGATAATGTCCAATTCCCACGGGCGCACCGGCTCGCGCTTCGCGCGCGACCATGCTTCGATTTCGGAATAGGTGATAGGGCTCGGTCCGAAGCCCGTCGAGCGCGCCGCGTTCAGGTCGAGGAAGATCGACCACACCCGCCGCCCGGCGATGGGGACACTAGGCCCGGCTTCGCGACTGACACTCGTCAGCCCCCATTGCGATCTCGACATCTGCCACTGCAGCGCGGCGACCAGACGGCCGGTGAGCCAATCAAGCGAAACCGGCTCACGCATCTATCTCCCTCCGAATCCCTGAATCTTTGCCATCATCGTTTTCGAGATCGGCCCGTTGGTCTGAGCGTCGCGCGCCATGACACCCTGCACGGCGTCACGAATGAAAATGTCCATAGAGCCGCCGCCCTGGCCATCCGGCTTAAACGGGCTTTGCTCGGTTTTAGTGCCAGCCGGCGCGTGGACATTGAACACGAATTGCGGCGCTGAACTGCCCCCGCGAACCCCGAGATTGCCGTCCGGGCCGCGGACGAGCGGCATGACCGCTTCCGGCCCGGCCTCACCCATCACGCCGGGCTGGAATTGACCGCCCGAGGCAAAGCGGAACGGGGTTGCACGGTTCACGATAGCGTTGGTGAAAGTGCCGCCCTTGGCGAAGCCAAAGACGTTGCCGTGCGCGGAAGGCGTCGGGCCAACCACGGCCGTCTGCCCGACCGGCCCGGCGAACGTCCCACCGCTGCTGAAACCGAACATCGACTGCAAGCCTTGCATCAACGGCCGCACAATCATCATTTTGATAATCATGCGCTCGATATCGGTGATGATGGCGCTGGCCATGTCGGCAAAACCGGCCTTCACGCCCTTGGTCCCGGTGACGATATCGGTCAGGCCATTGGTCAGATCACCCTCGATCGACGTCGAAACGCTTCGCAGCGCGTCGTTGAAACGCATCGCCGCCGCCTCGCTCGAAGCAAGTGCGGCCGGAACGTCGTTGCCGTAGATGGTCTTCAGTCGTTGCGCGATCGATACGTCTTCCTGGGACAGCAAAGCCGTCTTGCCGGCAAACTCGATGTTGCTTGCGACTCTCGCCTTGGCCAGAGCGTCGGCCGCGCTGCCGGCGTTCTGAGCCAACTTGTTGATTTTCTCGGCCATCTCCGCCGTGATGGGGATTCCGGCTTCCTGCGCCGCAGCCAATAATTGCGCCTCAGCGCGCAGTCGCTCCTGCGCCGCGGCACCCTGCCCGACCGACGCCTGATCGGCCTCCATGCGCGCGGTGTGCTTGGCGATGGATTCCGACGCACGGTCGAATGCGTTAGCCTCCGCTTTCTGGTCATCGCCGGGGGCCTTCGACGTATCCCCGCGCACCCCGAACGCCACGTCAGTCGCTTCCCGCATACCGCGGGTGACATTCATATGGTTTCGGAGCTGTGCCGTTAAGGCTTGCTTTGCCCGCTCCATGTCGGGCGCATCCATCGGGACGGCGCCGATCGACTCCAGACTGGAATTCAGCCCGTGCCGCTCAAAGAAATCATTTAGGGCCTTAAAGCCGGACCAGTTGCCAGCGTCCGCGAACAGCCCCGGCACGCCTTTAAGCGCGTTGTAGAACTGCGTCGCGTAACCGACAGCGGCGGCAAGATCCTCCGTCAAGTTGACCCAGGATTCTTCGTAATTCATGCCGAGCTTGGCCAAGTCGTCCTGAACAGGCTTCCAGCGTTCGGCCAAAATCTTCTGCGCGGCCTCCATCCGCTCTTTTAGGTCGATGGCCCGCGCAACATCTTCGTCGCTGACCAGCTTCGCCTGACTAATGGCGTCGGCGCGCTTCAGCATGTCGTCCAGATAACCGGCATCGGAGCGGAGCGCATCGGCCACAGCCGGCCCGAACGCATTGGACGCAAGGTCGATCGCGGCAAGGCGTTCGCCCTTCTCCATCGCCTGGTCGATGAGAGAGACGATCGCGCGGAGCCGCCCCTCGGAATTGCTGGCGATGCCAAAGGCACCGACACCGCTGTTGCCGCTGAAATTTCCAGCCTTGGTGAGAGTATCGATCCGACTTTGAAGGCCTGAGCCGCCAAGCTTCGGCGCGGAGGCGTCATTGAACCGTTTCAGAGCCTCGGTTATGTCGTCGATCTTGATGCGGGCTTCCGCGCTCGATTTCGTAATGCGCTGAAAAAACTCCGTGCTGAAGCCCGAAGCGTTGGCTTTATCGGCAAGCTGGTTGAATTCGTCGATGCGTTGCTTGGCCATCTCGGTCGAATACGACATCAACTGGAACGCGCCCCGGACGGCAGTGATGCCTAAGGCGATAGGACCGAGCACACCAAGCAACCGGCCGAACGCGAGGGTTGCCGTCCCCACCGCCCGGGAGGCTAGGAATTCGCGGTTCATCGAGATCACCTGTTTGGTGATCGATCGAACAGCCGTCCCCGCGACCGTGCTGGCGTTCTGCATATCCGACTTGAACTTCGTCAGGTCGGCGCGGATTGGGATATTAAGCGACGGCGCCATCTTGCTCCCCCACAAATAGAGCCGCCAGGACATTGAACGCCACCACGGCGTTCGCGGCGAGTGGTTGGCCGGTTACGTGCTCGGCAATCAGCGCATCGGCTTTGTTTTCCGACAAGCCGCCCCCGATCAATCCAAGACGTAACACCTGCTCGATATCGTTCGGCGCATAGACGCCTTCATCGAACCGCTTGAACGCGGCAGCGGGCGTCGGGCCGTACTGACCAGGGAACGGAGTTTGTGGATGCCGCAGCATCCAAGCGACCCGCGGACTGGCAAGATCGAACGTATGCTCGCCGCCTGCCCAGGTTGCTTTTGTAGCGCAATTACTCAATTCAAGACCTCCGATATAACCCGCTCAATTGCGGTGCGAATTCCATCTTTCATGCGATTGTAGGTCGACCAAAAGAACGGTCGGGCCGGCTGGCGTGCGTTCCCGAATTCGAACGCCAATGCGTAATCGTAAGGCTCGCCGCTGCCCTCGCGGACTTCTTTGGTGGTCAAATCACCGCCGACCTGGACGATCCATTCCAGTTCGTCGCGGCCGGCGACCACCTGGCACGATGCGGCAAGGTCGCCCGTTTCGTCGGGTGCCTGCTCCATTTGTTGCAGGGTCCGGCGCTGCTCGTCGCTCAACTTAACGGCTTGCTCGCGTACCGCATCGCTGATTTGGGCGCGCATCTGGTCGGGTAGCGCATTGAAATACGCGATCAGGTCGTCGTCGGACATTTTACTGTTTTGATCTAGATGAGGCTAAATTGCCGCAAAGCAGTCCCGACCAAGGGACTTGTGCAGGCACCTATTCGCATCGGAAGATCACACGCGGGCGATGGACACGATAGCGAAGGGCAATTTACGTGAGCAAAGCTGAATTGGCGGCCTGGGTGATGGTCGCGCTCAATCTGGCGGCTGGGTTGGCTGTTTTCGCAGGTCGGCACTGGCTCCAAGCTCGGATTGAAAAAGGTGTGCAACATCAATTCGACGTCAAACTTGATAAGTTGCGAGCCGAATTGCAGGCGAAAGAAAATGAAATATCAGCATTGCGGAACGCCGTTCTGACGGGCAGCGCGAACAGACAAGCGATGTTAGATAAGCGCCGTTTCGAAGCAGTTGAAACGGTATGGAGCACAATAAGAGATTTGGATCGCTTCAAACCGCTTTCCTCGATGATGGCGATGCTAAGCTTCAAAAAACTAGCTGCAAAAAACAGCGATCTTAAAATTCAACAATTTCTGTCAACAATTCGAACCATGGCGCCGGACATAAAGACTTTTCAGAATAAGGGCCGCGCTGAACAGCCATATTTGCCGGCGCTGGCGTGGGCCTACTTCAGCGCTTACGTTACTGTGATACTTGGCAGCATCGTTCAGATCGAAGTACTTCGCTCGGGCGTGAGCGATGCGGACCAATTACTCACATTCGAAGAAACAAAAAAGATCTTGAAGTCTGCATTACCGCATCAATCAGAATTCATAGATTCCAGCGAACCTCAATCTTTGCACTATCTTCTCGACGAAATCGAAGCAAAGTTGTTGGAAGAACTTCGAAAGATATTGGACGGAAGGACCGCCGACCATGATGCTGCAGAGCATGCCAAATCAATCCTCGATGCAATCGACGAAGTGAATGTAGACCATGACAGTAAAAAACTTGGATTGGCTGAATTGGCGATGTAATCATTAAAAGAACCCCATCTCCTCTGCGGTAAAATCCGCACGGTCGTACATCGAATTACCGTCGCCAAGGGCGCAGCGCCCGACAGCCATTGCGGCCGCAGCAGCTCCGTCGATGCGGTCTTTCGACTTCCCTTTATGGAAGCTCATGTTGCCGGCCTTATCCGTTTCCACAGCGACGTTGTCGAAATGCCAGCGTAAAATCGGGTGACCACCGTGACGGAACCTGCGCCCGACAATGGCGCGCTCCAGCTCTTTCACAGCGGGCGCCATAGTGACCCAGCCTTGCCGCATCTCCACGACCGGCAAGCCGGACTCCGCCAGGTTTGCCATCATGACGCGACCGAGATGCGGGTCGAATGCGATTTCCCGCACGTTGAAGCGTGCGCAAATTTCCCGAATGTGATCCTCGACAATGCGGAAATCGACGACGTTGCCGGGCGTTGGAACGATCAGGCCGTCTCCAGCCCAACGCGGATATGGCACCCCGTCCTTATCGGCGCGGCGCTGAAGGTTGTCTTCCGGGTAGAAAAACCACGGCCAAACCTGATAGCCATCCTCCCCGACGCGCCAGCACGCAACAACGGCCGTCAGGTCGGAGTTGCTGGAAAGATCCACGCCAAGCCAGCAAGGCGTCTGATCCGCTTCCAGCTTTGCCAAATCGATTTCGGCTGCGCCCTTGTCGTAAACGGTCATCTCAACGAACGGCGAAGCGGAATGGTCGAGCCAGCGGTTCAAATTGAATTGGAGAAAGCTATCGCGATCGGACGGAGAATTGATCGCCTTTTGTGCCTTGTCTCGATAGCTCTGCAGGTCCGGGTAACCGTGCCTCATGCCCGGATTGAGCGCGTGCCACAGAGCTTCGTCTTTCCAGTCGTCGCCCTCCTCCGCCATGAAGATCACCGGCAGCGTTGCCGGGTCGTCGATCTCGCCCTTTTGGACCTTTATGGCGTACTCGACCGTCTTCCACGCTAGATTTTCCTGACCGCGGCCGGACGTGGTGGCGACAATCATCAGTGTTCCTGGCACCTTCACCAGGGCGGAATCCAGGGCCTCCCACTGCTTCTGACCGGCGCGCCCCTCCCAGGCGTGAAGCTCGTCGGCAATAACGACGTTAGGAGTCTTGCCGTGCTGCACCTTGCCATCCGAAGCCACGGCGATATAGCGCGACCGTTGGGCGCTGAACGTGATGGACGATATGTAGTCCCGCACCTTTAGGTGCTTCGCGAGACGCTGATCATTCTGGACGATCAGTGCCACCTCGTTAAACAGCTCCATGGCCTGCTCATGGGCAGACGCGGCGGATACAGTCAGGTTGCCGGGCTTCTTCTCCGGGCCAATCAGATGCAATAGATCGATCGCAGCGCATAGGCTGGTCTTACGGTTGCCGCGCGGCAAAACCAGCACAAGCCGACGCACGATGCGAGAGCCGTCCGCGTTCCGCGGTCCATAGAGCTTGCGGATGATGCGCTCTTGCCACGGATCAAGCTGAAACGGGTGGCCGGGCGCCGGGTTCTTCGGGTGCTTCAGCCGGCGCAGCCATTGAACGTTCCGCTCGCCGTAGCCGAACGGATCGGGGATATCCGAACCGTCGTCAATCCAGGAGGGAATCATCATCTGCGTCGTCTCTCATGGCAGGTCGCGACCGCGAAACCGGCGTAAGACCCAGCTCAGCGGCAAGCAGCCGCGCCCTGGTCATGGCGTCCGATTGGATACCGACCGCGGGGTTGCGCTTCATGCCGGTGCAGACCATGCCGCTTTCCGTCTCTTTGTAGACGGTGACAACCTGCCCCTGCTCTTGCAGCAACCGCTCTGTCTCGCGCACTTGGCCGATCGCCACGCAATAATTTTCGAGGCTCCCTAGGTCCGGCGTGGTCAGGATCTTTCGTTCGACCAGGATGGGCATAACGCGGCGCCATTCTTTTTTGGCGTCAACGGACAGCCATTTCGGAGCCGATAGAGGTTCCCGGATCGCATCTTGCGCGGTCACCATGTTGGGCTTGGTGCCCCTCACGAAAGAGCCTCGCACCGCAATTCCAGCCCCACGCGGCGGCCGATTTCCTTCGTCTCTTTGATGTTGTAGGTGCTGCCATCGAACGACACCCGATCGGCGTTCATCACGCCGTCGAGCCAGCGGGTGCGAAATATGACCACGGCCTGGTCGGTGGCACCGGCCGCGCGGATATATTCTTCCGTGCTGGCCTGAAGCAGTTGGGCGCGTACCGTGGCGACATCGGTCCACGTCTCGACGGGCGTGCCGTAATCGTCAACCGTCGACGTGAATCGCTGAATTGTAATGACGCGATCAAGCTTTCCGGCCTTCATACGACCGCACTCCAGCGCTGTTGAATGAGGCTGGAAAGTGTGACGATGCCGTGGCTGGTCTCGCCATCGGGGTCGCGGATGAAGCGCACCCCATCGACCCGACAATCCGAGCAGATGAAATCTGCGTCCTCCAGGTCGAGCAATCTGACCCGCCCGACCGCCTTCCGAATGGCGCCGGCAATTTCCTTCACGCCTGCGAGGGACGGTTCCTTTTTGAAGACGTGAACCGTGGAAACGACCCGCACATACTCCCGCTGAATCGTCAGGCCCTCGTCGATTTCCTGATCTTCGCCAAGGATAATCGACGGGTCCGGAGCGGGCCGCTGATTGCGGTCCAGAATATTTGCGGCCGGCACGAGCGAAGTCACGGCGCCGGTCGCGACGAACCGCTTCCGCAACGCCTTCTGCAATGCCAGGCTTGCGGCGTTACACATCATCCATCCATGACCAGTTGCGGTAATCGCGAATGATTTGCTGAACGCCGAATGGCAACTCCTGCGCGTTCACGCCGATCAACGTCGCCTCGCGATTCTCGTACCAATGAGCGGCGAGCTGACAGATTGCCTCGACCAGCGCGGCCGGAACCGTGTCGGGGAAGCTGGCGTCCTCAGTGTCCGGATAAGTCGTCTCGTCAATCTTGAACCCGAGCTGGCTTTCCAAGTAATTTTGCGCTGCCGCGGCCTTCCGGCTAATCAGATCGTCGTCGACATCGAGCGTCTGATTGAGCTGTGCCTTGACCTGTTCAAGCGTTACGACCATGTGAAAATCCTATTTCGTACAAATCTCGCGCCGACCTAAGGGCGACGGTCCCCTGCGATAATCGAAACTTTTCGACCACCCCCGGGCCTAACGATCGCTCACCGCCTCGATCGCGTTGCATCGGTGACAGCCTGGACGCCAATTGGATCGCGCCATGCGGAGGTCGGGACGTCTGCGAATAGATACGATGTGCATGACCACGGTTGACGGCGCACCACATCGCGCGCACAAGTCATTACCGGGCTCTGCTAGAAAGGCTTTAGCGGCACGTTCCCATTCAGCGTCATAGCCACGCTCGCGTGCGTTGGGGCGGGAAGCGTCATGCCGCGCCTTGCGTGCGTTGTCACGTTGCACCTGACATCGGCATCGCACACCGTAAGGAACGATTTTATTGCAACCGCAGATGCGGGGAGCACGAACAGGCACGATGATGATCCTAAGATTTGGTGGCGACGCACCGGCTCGATACGCCGCCACCCGTAGCCTTGCATCTCGCCCCTTTTCAGCCACCCAGGCGGCAGGAGAGATGCTTCTCGTTGTTGGACTGGCTACAGAGTCCTCAAGGATAGCCGCCTGGGTTAGGGATTAGCCGCGACGCGCACGACGTTTGAATTAATCTCGATCGTGCAGTCGAGATTACGGACGGTGTTCGCCTCACCACCCTGCTCCGAAGCACTCATCACCATACCGATGAAATAGCGCATGGAAGGAACAGGCACGGGCGACGGCGGGCCGGAAGCCGCGTCGTTCAGTTCGATCTTGAACGCATAATTCTTGTTGGTCTTTTCGGCAGCGATAAGCGCAATCTGACCGGCGTCGGTGTCGTCGCACGCAAAGACGTTCTGCATAGAGCCCGCATTGCGCGTGCCCTTCATCTTCTTGTCACGACCTTCACCGATCAACGACGTGGTGATGACCTGCGAGGTATCACCGATCGCGCCACACTGACTCCAGCCGCTGACCTCGGTCCACTCGACCGAGCTAAAATCAGACGCGACAAAATCGTCGGACTGATCGTCGAGCACACCGCCGATATAGAGCTTGCAACCCGCAACGGAATAAAGTGCCATCGATATGACTCCTTACGCCACGGGCCGAGTCGAACGGGTGCCCATCACGACCAAAGCCCCGGCAACGATGCTGGTGCCGCTCGTCTTGGTGATGACAGCCCGGACGTAACGTTTGTGGCCGATGTAGCCGACCTTGTAGGTAGACGTGGCAGCCAGCGCGGAAGGCAGTACGCCGACGAGATCACCGGCCACGACGTCCGTGAAATCGCCGTCCGTAGTCGTGTCCGACTCCTGCACGCTCACGACATAAGCGCCGGACGAGGTGATGGCGCCCGTATTGACGACAACGGCCGCACTTTCGAACCCGAGAAGATCGACCGTCGTACCCTTGGTGGTAGCAGCATAATCCACAGGCGCAAGCGTCTGTGCGATGCCGATATTTGAAGCAATGTCACGCATGGTGATGAAATTCCTTGATTACGAAGTGGCGCAGCGGATTTTGCGGATAGCGGCCGGCTGCACGACCGCGGCACCAACGCGACGGGTCGCATGGATGCGGGTGATGCCGTCCGTCGCTCGGATGTACGGGTTCACAAGGATGGACAGCGCGAGCCGATCCACGATGCGATAGGCCGTGGTGATGTCACCGAACACGATCGGCTCTTTACCCGAACCAACGTCGTCCATATCCACAGCCTCAACCAACGGACGACCGAGCAGCGTTTCCGGCTGACCAGCCACGAGCGCGGGCTGCCACAGGTACGTGCCGGTGGTCGGATCCTTGAGCTTGCGGATGGCGGCAATGGTGGTTCCGTTCATCAGCCAAGTGCCGCGATTGCGGTAAGCTGCCGGGAGCGAGTAGATAAAGTCGATCAGCAAGCCGGCAGGATCGGAACCGAGCGTGGAAGCGTTGCCGGTGGCCTTGTAGCCAACACCTGCCGCAACCATGAGACCTTCTGGCGCCAGAGGCCCATTGCCCTTAACGAAGGAAAGGGCTTCTTTCTGACCGAAGTCGTCGGCCAGGGCCATACGAACCTCGGCCTCTGCGACACCCGCACTATCGGCAAGCAACTGATTGCTGATATCGACGTAGGTATTAATTTCGCGAACCGGAATCTCGACCTGACCGAACGTCGGCTCGGACTCTTCTTGAGTCTGCGTCTCGCCCTTCCACTTCGCGTTTGTGATGCCGGTACGACGCGGATAGGTGACCGAACCCGTGGAAGTGCTGCGGACAGAGGCAAGGCCGCGGATGGGACTGAACTGGACCAGATCGCGAATGAATTCCCCCGACATTTCAGCCGGCGCGAGATAGCCGCCCTGCGGGTCGCTCGAAACGACCAAAGTCTTCAGCGTATCCGGGCCGGCATTGTTGCCGTGCGCTAGATAAGCGCTGAACGCCTTGCGCTCGTCGCTGATCTCGTCCTTCTTTTCGGACGTCTCCGGGCGGTTAAGCTTCGCCTCGATCTTGTCCAGGCGATCAACCACCTTCGGATCAAGACCCTTCGTCTCGACAGCCTTCAGGCGATCGTCGAACTTCTTCTCCAGGGCCGCAATATCGGCACCCTCAACATCAGACATAAGAACCTCTTGCGCCGCATCAGCGGCTTTCACAGATGAAACCCGCGCGCCGGAATGCGACGGCACAGGCACGATGGAGATTTCATGCAGATCCAATTTCGAGATCGTGCGACCGCCTGCACGCCGCGGCGCCGATTTCTTCGTGACAAACCCAATCGAAAGGCCGGTAACCGCGCCTTCCCGAACGAGCGCCCGCACCTCTTTCGCGCGGACCACGTCGTCCACCAGGAGCCGACCTTTGACGATCAATCCTTCGGTCGTCTCGGTAATGCTTTCCCAGACACCGATTGCTTGCGCCTGGTCGTGCGCAAACAGCATCGGGAGCCTCGCCGCCGATGCGAAAGCGCCCTTTTCGATTACATCGCCAACGCGGTCAGGCGAGCCGAACGGCCATGCAATCCCGGTGATTGTGCCGGTGTCGTCGACAGACAGCGCCGCTTTAACTTCAAGCTTGTCCATCGGTGTCCCTTTCGAGAGCATCAACGGCAAAGCGCGCATAGCGGTACTGACAAGTTTTGCTATCGAACCAAGCCACGCCTACGGTGTCGGCGCTCTCACGGGCCTGTCCGAGCGTGGTCACCGACATTCGCGGACCACCACACTTAAGCTTCACGACTTCTCCCACTCTCAACGTCATTAAAAATCCTCAAAAAATAGGCGGTCCGAGATGCCGCAAACGCCTCGACCTGTTCGCGGACAAATGGATATTTGGTCAGGACGCGCACGAGATTCGTGAACGTGAAAGGCAATGCCTCTCCATCCTGCTTCACGCGCCATTTCACAACGCAGCGCGCAAGGTGCTCGATCGACAACCGTTCCTGATCCTCGGCCGGCGGGCGATCGCGATACGCCAACAACTCATCCTGCAATTTCAATCGGGCTCGACGCTGCACGTCGGAGTCCGGACCAGCAACAACGAACACAAGGTCCGGCATTGGGTCGCCCGTGACCGGGTGATGGATGACCAGTTCCGCGCCGCGGTCCTGGTGCTCGACCAAATCGTCAAGCGCGGCAAGATCATGCGGCATTCGAATTCTCCTGCCGCGCCGGCTGCTGCACGTTGATGTTGCGGTTTCCGTACTTGTCGCCGCCGTCATAAGGCGGCAGGCCAAGCCAATCGCGGCCGGTGTTCGGATTGATCGTCTCGGATGCGATCAGCGAATTGATAGCCGTCGCTCGTTCGGTCAGGCTGGCGCGTGTCAGATCGTCGCGATCAAACCGGAACGTCAGCTCCGCACGCTCCTGGTCGTTCAGGAGAGCGCGGTTGAACGCGGATTCGACGACGCGCAACCAAGGCTCAAGGCAATACGATAGGAACTCTTTGGCCTTCTGCTCGGCGTTGGCGTAAGACGATTTGGTCAAGTCACCGATCATGCTGACCGGAATGCCGAAGGCGCGACCGATCTCCTCGATTTGGAACCGGCGGTTTTCCAAGAACTGCGCGTCAGTGCTCGCAAGCTGCATCGCCTTGAACTGCGCGCCGTCCCACAAAATTGCCGTCTTACCGGCGTTATCCTCGCCTTCATGCGCGGCTTTCCAAGCGGAGCGCATTTTCTTCAACGCTTCGTCACCGATCGATTTTGGATATTCGATGACCCCGCCCGGGCGTGCGCCGTTCTTAAACAGTTTCGACGCATGACTTTCCATCACGATCGCCGCGGCAATGGCCTCACATGCCAGCGTCACCGGGCATTTGTTAAAGGGACCCCGAACGTGAATGATATCGGACGACGGAATGGGCCGCGTCGAAAGCCGATATACCGGCTCGCCTGTGAGGCGCGACATGTCGACGTCGATCACACCACTTTCGTAAACGATGATTTCGCGCGGCTCGTCGTTGATGCGGTTGACCCAGGCGAGCCCGCCAATGTCACGTGTCAGTGCCGCAACGATTAAGTCGCGGATCAACTCGTACCCGCTCGTCCAATCGTTCACATGACCACGGAGAAGGTCGAGCGCCGGATGCGCGTCGACCAGAGTGCCGTCTTTACCGCCCTTCACGAGGTTCAAATCGAGCGAGGCCGCTGCTTCGCTGATGGTACGAACCGCGCTTGCAACGGCTGTGTTCGATAGCGCCCGAGCGGATGACAAACCGGAACCGGGCGTGATGCCCGTAAACATCGCTAGTTCGTCGCTGGTCGGGCTCGACAGAGATTTTAGTTCGAGGGAAAAGCTAAAAGGCCAGAGCCGCATTGAATCCTGAAAGGCAAAAATCCCGCTGCAGCCCTTCCCAGGGCGTTCGCGGGTTGCGTGTTAACAATCAAAATATAACAGAACCGCGACGCAAAAACAACGCGCCGCTTCTGGCTAGTCCTGGCTCTTTCGGGAAGGCGTTGTCATCAACCAACGCAGCAACGCGGTGCGGAGCGCGAAATATCGCCGGCCATCAGGTTGACTGATAGGGCAGTCCGGCAACTTCGCCCACTGATAAATTAGATCAACGGACACGCGGCAGAAACGTGCGATTGCGCCAGCGCCCCATATCGCTTCGGCGCGCAAGTCGATTTCGGAAAGTTTTATGCCGCCACATTTTTCCATCGGTCGATATCCTGTTGCGAAGTTAGTGGTTGACAGCGCGCCGAACGAACATCCGAACAAACTAAGTAATTGGACTGTTCGTTCGGAACATCGGAGGGGACTAAAAGTCCCCCCTCTCCGACTATGTTTTCGAACAACGTGGAAAATTCATAAGCCATTGATCTTCCTCAGATTTTTTCTCGATCCGAACAAACGAACAGTTCAATCCGAACATGTTCGAAATCTGTTCGTTTTGGCTGCTTTTCGGGTGGCCGTTCGAACAAGCCATTTTCACACCTGTTCGGACAAAGTTGGCAGCGCTGGCAAAGGCAGCGGGACGGTCGGCGCTGACACCCGATCCAAATCGTTGAGGCTGCGTTGCCCCTTTGATGTCAAAAACCAGCCGCCCTGCCGTTCCTCAACGAGCTTTTCCTTTGCGAGTCCCTTGAGCACCCGTCCTGCCTTTACGTGGTACGGCGCGCGTTCTTTTCCCGGCACAGATGCCCGCAGCAGCCAGCCAAGCACTCGCGCAAGTTCGGTCGGAGTTGCACCAGGCGACTTGTCGACGGCACGCAACATGCTCTTCGCGTTGGCCCGTCCTGCATCCTGTTGCCGCTCTTGAGCGCCCGCGTCGGCGGGTCTCGCGACGATTGTAAGGAGGTTGCGCCCGCGGGAGTCCACCAAGCGCGGATGCTGTCGGACGACATGCAGATTGAAATACAACGGCTCGAACTCTGGCCCCCGAAATTTTCCTAGGGCGGAAGCCATCAACAGGTCATCCATCTTTCGGAGAGCAATATTGCCGTCGATCTCGTTCAGGAACGCGCCACCGCCGCGGGGAACGAGATTTTCGTCGCTGGCGTTCTTCGTCGGATGGCATAGAACGACCACGCAGGGACCGCCGGGCAATAATGTCAGGGATCGCATCCTTTGTGCGTGTTCGCGCTGTTGCACGTTATCGTTATCCTCGCTGCCCTCGTACAAAGCCTGCGACGTGTCGACAACGACGAGCGCCGGCCGTATTCCGCTATCCTTGATTTCGTTCGTGATTCGCTGCGCGATTTGAGACAGCGGAGTCGCACCCGCGACGAAATGCACATCGGCCGTTGCTGGGTCGATGCCCATATCTTGCGTTAATCCGAGCCATCTCATTTGAATGTCGGTTGGATTCTCGGCCGCGAAATACAACACTGCGCCCTGCTGCACCTCTCGCCCTGCGAGCGGTCGACCTGTCGCCACGTGGGCTGATGTTCTCATAGCCACCACGGTTTTGCCGACGCCGGTTTGCGCCGTGATGCTGTACGTGAAACGTCGCTGTAAAATTCCGTCCACCACATAATCGGGCGGCTCGAAGTCTTTAAGAAATTCTGCGCTCGACTGGATCAGATTTTTCGGCGTCTCGGGAACCGTGGGCGGCGCGGTTACTATTGGCAGATCTCCAAACATCGACACAGCGCTCTGCCGCAATTGACCTTTCCAGCCGTCCGCGTGGGCCTGTTTCATCAAGCTGGCGAGCGTGACGCCACCTGCCCGCGCCTCTGTCGAAAAGCTGTTCCACTTTGTTTCTTCGACGTCCGCGGTAACCGTGTTGTCGTGCGTCAATCGCCACAGGCTCAGGCCGGAATCGCCGTACTCGGCGCGCAGGGCCATTCCGGCCTGCAGCCAGCCCTCGTAATCAGTGAACGACCCTTGCTCATTGAGCCAACGTAACAGGCCCTCAACGTCGCCTTTTTCGTAGGTGCCCGCCTTTGCAATAGCGGCTTCGTTGGACCGCTCTACACGGCGCGTACAGTGTTCAATCAGACCCGTGGGCGCCGGGTACGGAGGCGCGTCGGATATAAGCGTGTAGTATCCGGAAGGCTCGCCCTTCGCGGTGCCGTCGTAGTAGCTGCCGGCGGCAACGACGAAGCCATTTCCGACTCTTAGATCTACGATCGCTTTTTTGCTGCCCTCGCAGGGACCGATTAGCGGAATTTGTCGCAGGCTGGGTGCATCGTCGGGCAGCCGAAAATAAATGTGCCAGCCGCCGCTCGGAGTGGCGACATGAGGCTGGTAGATTGGAAGCCCTCTTGATGTAAGCCAATCGTAGTATTTTACCCACGCTGCGTCTCGGCCGATCTCTTTCACGTCAACATCGACAACGATGACGTTCGACGGTCCTGCAACCGCGGCAAAGTTACATTTGTGCTCTGCGTGCCATCGAATCCACTGGTCCGGGTCGGTGCTGAAGTCGCGGGCGAAGGACGCGACGACGCCCGTGGGATTTTTACTGCCGTAAGGAATCGGAGCTAAGGCGAAATTATTTCGTCGATAGTATTCGAAATTCAT